GGAGCATGTGCGAAACGTGCTGGCGAATGTGGGAACAGAAGGTCGCCGAGGATAAGCGTAAGGCCGCCGAGGAGGCTGAGGTCTCCACGATGACCTATACGGATTTGGCGGAACCAGAACTGAAGCAGCTTGTGCTGGATGTCTGTGACAACAAAGTATTCACTGACCGGCACTGCCGAACAGCGGACGAAGTGGGAATGTGCTTCCCGATCCTGATGTTCATGAAGCTCTGTGACCGGAAGTTTCTTGCCGCAAATCCGCCGGGATTGATGTGGGAATACTACACCAAGGCATCCCCGACAGGAGTGAATGGCTTGCCGATGTTTTTCTCCTGCCATTTCTTGTCGCCGGACGATCAAGTCAAGCTCCACGCGATGGTGATTGCGGAGATGCAGCGTCGGGCGGACTTCCTGGGTGGCCAGGACGAACCCACGCCGGGATTGAGTCCGTGCGGAGAAGCGAATTTCGGAGACGAATAAGAGATTGTGGGCGGGTAGTCTCGTAGTAGGGCGAGGACGGGCTGTAAACCCGTTGGGCTTCGGCCCCCCGTTGGCGCAACTCCAACCCTTCCCACCAAATTCTTGTAAACACTAAATACGGATAGAGGTGTTTACATGAAAGCGAACGAACGAAAAACTCAACTACTTGGAGAATCGTTAGGAAAAGCAACAAACCAACTACGGAAAGGTTTGTTGTTTGAGCTTGCTAAACGACTGGAACTTCTTACTTGTCACCAATGCGGCACGCCGATAACGAGTGTTGCAGAATTTTCTATTGAGCATAAGTTGCCATGGATGAGCGCCGAAAATCCAAGAGGGGCGTTCTTTGATATTGAGAATATCGCATTCTCGCATTTTCGGTGTAATTCGGGCGCTCATAATAGAAATGCCGAGTTTTGCGAAAGGGGGCATCGGTTAGAGTCACGGCCGGGAACAGACCGACGTTATTGTCCTATTTGCCGTAGAGAGTGGATGACTCAATACATGAGAGATTACCGTAGCAAGTAATTTCACTTGACAGCGCCGGCAGTTCGTGTTATACTTGTTTTCGTGAGGTGAGATAGAAACTATCTTACATATGGCAAAGGTGTTGTAATACTAAATAGAGGATATGAAACATTGTTCTCATTGCCATCAAGATAAAGAGCTAACAGAGTTTTCGTTTTTGAAGTCGAGACAGCGACACGCAGCGTGGTGTAAGCGGTGTTCGTCTGATGAGCGGATGAAAGCGTATCGTAATAACCGAACCGCTGAAATCGCCCGACAGACAGAGCGAAACAAAGAAATTAAAGAGTTCATCCATTCGTTAAAAACGGTGTGCGTTTTTTGTGGAGAACTAGAGAGAGTGTGCTTGGAGTTTCACCATAAGAATCCGGCCGAGAAAGAGTTTAATATCGCCGGAGGCTATGGGTATTCAAGAGAACACATCCAAAAAGAAGTAGCTAAGTGTATTTGCGTTTGTGCTAACTGCCATCGTAAAATACACGCTGGAATATTGCTCGCTTAGGTTAATGGCAGACCCTCTGGTCTACACCCAGATCGCGGTGGTTCGATTCCATCAGCGAGCACCATATTGCGCCGGATTCGATTATTGGTAGGTCCGTTGTTTTTCAGGCAACAGAAGTCAGTTCGATCCTGACATCCGGTACCATAAATCGCGGGAGAATGGTATAACAGCATTATACACGTCTCCAAAACGTTGTGATCGGGGTGCAAATCCCTGTTCTCCCGCCATTTCAAGGTTGTTATGAGTGATACGTTGTTTCTCAAGTTGGATACGGATGAGCGCGAGTATGTAACGTGCCCCGCCGACCCAACCGATGCATGGGACCGCGATGATACCCGGAGCGAATGGGACATCAAGGGATTGACTCTCGTGACGGAGAAGGACGGATACGACTTCGTAACGCGGACCAAGCAAGACCGCTATTGGGTCGTGCTTGAGTTCTACGATACGGGAGACTCGTTCAGCCGACAAGAGAACTGTATGGCCGAAATCTACTTGGGTCATACGCGGGAAGATGCGAAATACGTTGCCCAGGAATTCGTGAAGGCGACCAAGGCCGCAAAGGATGACCATTCGTATCGGTATTCCGTGACGTTGCCGGACCCGCACACAGGAGAGGAAATGACACTCCATCTCAACAGTGTGGGATATTTCGAGCATTTGTTCGGCGTAGACGTTATCGAGTTGAGCGTTGGGTCGCGTAGGCGATTCAACTAAGAATATGCAAGAAACGATTACAAACAAACGTGGGGATGTGGTGTAGCGGCTCTGCACGCCTGCCTTTGAAGCAGGAGGTCTTGGATCGACACCAAGCGTCTCTGCCACATCTTGTGTGGGGCCGTAGCTTAGTTTGGTCTAAAGCGCCTTCGCGTATCTGTCTAAAACGGGTGCGCTAGCTTAGAGACAGGTACGTCCAATTGATGAGTGACCTGAAGAGGATCGGTGGTTCAAATCCGCCCGGCCCCAGCATCTCACCTAGAACGAGGCGCCAGTCCGCGCCTACCAGCCGATGTTGAGGCTGGAGTGAGAGGGAAGACACACAAGTATGGCTGAAGAAGTAATGGTAATCTCGGTGAAGGAAATCCTACAGCGTCTAGGAATCGGAATTCTGGTTCTCCTATTGCTTGTAGGAATTGTAATGCTCTTTGTTGCTATGCCCTATCTCCTAGTCGGAATCGGGTTTCTACTCGTTTCGTATCTCATTGGGTCCATCATCAAAATGTATTGGGACTACAAACGCGGGCGGACAGACTAACATACTGCCATGTCGTTCAATGGAAGGACGGCCGGCTCTGAACCGGCAGACGTTGGATCGATACCAGCCGTGGCAGCCACTTACCGTTTCTTGAAACACGCGCACAAACTGGATAGTCCGAGGACGATGCCGCCGATGATAGCTAGTGTAAATATCAGTATATGAGAGGGTAAACCACTCCTTCCTGGTATGATGTGCAAGAAACGCTCCAGAAAACTAAGTGCTTGCGGACAAGGGACATCGGGGAATTCGGGGCAAATGCCCGTGAAAAAGTTGTTGCAATCTACGACGGGGTGTGAGATAATCTAACAGTATGATGCCTACAGCAGACACTAAGTAATTCATATGCCGCGATGGGATTTCTATTGCCCCACTTGCAACACCGTGGTTGAACAGTCTTTTCCTACATACGAAGCATCAAAGGATGCGACGTGCCCTTCATGCCATGGCCCTTTGGAACGCCAATTTTCCACGTCACTCATACAGTTCCGGGGCCATGGATTTTTCGTGAACGACTATCCGAAGTCCGCTAAATAAGAGTATATGATGACTCCGGTGTGTCTCGTTATTCCGCCGTCGGCATTCCTGCTGGACGAGCGTGTATTCATGACTCTTGGCATTCTCAAGGTCGCGGCTCGGCTGGAGCAAGCTGGGCACCGCGTTGAAATGCTGGACCTCTCTGGCGTAGAGAACTACGAAGACGCGGTCCGTTCCTACCTCGAAACACATCCCGACATTTTTCAAATAGGCATCACTGCAACGACCCCGCAGATGCCAGCAACGATGAAAATCGTCAAGACCATTCGTATGTGGAAGCGATGGCACCGAATCATTCTCGGTGGTCCTCATGCGACTCTCGTTCACGCAGCATTCAAGAAAGAACAAAAGACTATTGCACAGTCTGGCCGTGCGACTCGCGCTATGAACTATCTTACGGGATGGTTCGACTGTATCGTTGCTGGTGACGGAGAGGAAGCCATTTTCAATGCGCTTCGTCTTGACGCACCATCAATCATTGACGCGGATACGCCTGGGACGAACTTGTTTCTCACCAGCGCACGTCTCGCGGAAATGCCGTTCCCTGCGCGCCATCTGGTGGACGTGGATTCCTATCACTACAAAATTGACGGCACGAAGGCGACCAGTCTAATCGCGCAGTTAGGCTGTCCCTTCGAATGCGGATTCTGTGGGGGACGAAATTCTCCGTCCCTACGCAGACTGCGTATGCGCGATTCCTATAGTGTTCTCGCCGAACTAGAACACCTGCACCGCACTTATGGTTTTACCGGATTCATGTTCTACGATGACGAACTCAACGTGAACAAGAAGATGGTCGAACTCATGAATGGTATTACGGACCTCCAGATGAAATTGGGTGCGGAATTTCGACTCAGGGGGTTCACCAAGGCGGAACTTTTCACGAAAGAACAGGCGGAAGCCATGTATCGTGCGGGGTTCCGCTGGCTCCTCACGGGGTTTGAGTCTGGGTCTCCCCGGATTCTACGGAACATCAACAAGAAAGCTACGCGGGACGACAACACGCGCTGTGTGGAATTGGCACACAATGCCGGGTTGAAGGTCAAGGCGCTGATGTCCCTGGGTCACCCTGGAGAATCCCCTGAGACCATTGCGGAGACGGAACAGTGGTTGCTTGAGGTGCGTCCCGAGGACTTTGATGTGACGGTCATTACGACGTATCCAGGCAGTCCGTATTACGATGATGCAGTCTGGAACCCGGCGATGAATTGCTGGACCTATACATATCATGGAGATGCGCTGCATCAACTTGAAGTGAACTACGAAGAGGTCGCGGAATACTACAAGGGCGACCCAAATGGTGGGTATCAGTCATTCGTCTTTACGGATTACATTTCTGCTGATGAGCTTGTGAAGCTCCGTAATGGTGTTGAGAACCATGTGCGCGAAGAACTCCAAATTCCTTTCAATCCAGGCGAACCCGCAATCCGATTTGAACATTCAATGGGGCAGGGACTACCTGCCAATATACTACGTGTAACGAGGACATCATGAGCGATCCAATCCCGAATAGCGCCCCCCTTGGCGGCACCGAACTTCATCTAGGACGTATCCGCGAGGCCTTTCCCGAGGAAATGGCAAAGATCCAGTTCATTTGCTCTCGTCCAGAGCAGTATGAGCTTGAGGACAAGCCCCGTATCCTGTATCTTCAGGACACGGCACAGGACCCCGCGAGTGCGTGTCTGCGGGACAAGACGTATCGCTCACGGTTCAACCGTATCGTGGCGTGCTCTTATAAACAGGCATACGAGTATAACCTGTTTCTCGGCATTCCACCGAGCGAGTTGATGGTGATCAAGAATAGCGTTCCGATGTTGCGCCCGACGTTCCCGAAGCCATTAGGGGATGGACGCATCAGGTTCCTCTATACGAGCACACCGCACCGTGGCTTGGAGATTCTCTCAGCCGTTGCGGATCACCTCGCCAAACAGCGCCAGGACTGGGTATTGGACGTGTATTCCTCGTTCAACATCTACGGGTGGCATGAGCAAAACAAGCAGTATCAGCCGCTTTACGACCGTTTGATTGCCAATCCTTGCGTTGAGTATCATGGGTCTCAGCCGAACGATGTAGTCCGGCAGGCGTGCTTGAACGCGCATGTCCATGTGTACCCGTGCGTGTATCCCGAAATGTCCTGCATGGCGATTCAGGAGTCGATGATGGCAGGATGTTTGGAAATCACGTCCAGCATGGGAGCTTTGCCGGAAACGTGCGGAGAGTGGGCGTGGATGATGCCGTTCTCCGAGAACCGCGACCAAATGGCGACGAACACGTATCAGATGATGAACGCTGCCATCGACCGCTACAGCGATCCGAATCTCCAAACGATGCTCCAGCTACAGGTTGGGTATTTCCAGAACTTCTGGTCGTTTGAAGCGCGGAAGCCACAGTGGAAGTTCTTGTTGGATGCGGTGATTGCCGAGGGCACACCGACGGAGAAATTGGTGATCTATGGGTAAGGTGATTCCGTTCGCGCCTCCAGTGCGACGGGAAAATGTTCAGTATTCGTATGCGGAGCTACAGAAGCACACCGCAATTGAGATTCGGGATTTGGTGAACTACTACAAAAACACCGGGGGTTGGGACCCCGAAACATGCGAGCCTCACGTCGTTCATGCGATAGAAGAACTCTACGCGGTGTGCGCGAACCTCGCCAGAAAGATTGGAGTCGTCGATGAGCAGCAGCCACCGAGCGTTGGGTGATGTATTTGACTTGGTCACAAAGAAGATCAAGCACGCCGACAAGATTACTGTGTTGCGGGAATACGCATCACAACCATTGTTCTATCTCTTGCGCCTTGCGTATAATGAGATCCCGTGGGCTGTGCCTGAGGGACTGCCGCCCTACAAGGAATTCAAGGGACGGAAGGGCTCCAGTGCGTCCGACCTCATGAATGAGTGCAAGCGGCTCTATGTGTTCATGGCGGGTATGGAACCCAACATGAAGCCCTTGCGCCGGGAAAAGCTCTTTCAGGACATTCTTGAGAGCCTGGAGAGCAATGAGGTTGAGTTGCTATTGGCGGTCAAGGATCGGACGCTGGAGAAGCAATATAAGCTCCCGCGCAAGGTCGTTGAGGAAGCCTTCCCCGGATTACTCAATCCGCCATTTGACCTCAAGTTTGGGCATAAGCCTGCACCGGGTCCGATTGCGATGTTGCCTGGCCCACGGTGGGCATAACGCATAGCTAGGAGATAGTGTGTCTAGAGACTTTCGCCACGGGATGAAACAGAACGCGAAAACTGGTTTCAAGAAATCAAAG